CGGGAGTGATCGCCTTAGCGAACGCGGCAACAGTCGGCAAAAGCTGTTCTGCGATAGAAAGCCCGTCATCCAGCAAGTCGAGTGCCGGACGCTGAAAAGCGTCAGCAAGCTTGTCATACTGGTTCTTCAGACCCTTAACCCAGCTGACCGACTCTTGAATCGCGGGAGAGAGCTTGCTTAGCTGAGCCTTCGTGTCCCCGAGTGCACCGAAAACCTTCTCAATCGACGGATACGCCAAGAGCGCGAAAGCCCCCACCCCTGCACCCGCCGCCGCAAGCCCCGTAACGAGCCCTGTAGCCTCCGCAAGAATGCCGCCTATAGCGACCGCCACAGCACCCAGAACAGGCACTGCAACAGCCCCAGAGGCTCCCATAGAGGCCAGCCCTTCACCCGCACCCTCAGCGTCACCCTCAACCCCGGAAAGCTTTGAAGAGAGGCCAGAAAGACCCTCACCGAACACGGGAATCTTTGACATGGCGCTATTAAGGCCGTTAGCGATAAAGGCCAGGAAGCCGCCACCGCCAGACTGCTTAGCCTTGATCCGGTCCATCTCAACATCAAGCGCCGCAAGCTTAGCCTCAGCGTCAAGAATGCCCCGGTCCGAAACCTTCGGATCAATCGTCTTGGACCGGATCTTGTCAAGCGCCAGATCAATCTCAGCAAGCTTAAGAACAGCATCCTTGTCATCGGCGTCAACCTTGATCGTGGCCCTTGTCGCCTCAAGCGCCGCAAGCCTCGCCTCAAGATCATCAAGCCCCTCCGGACGCTCAACCTCAACCGGGACCTCAACCTTCTGTGCCGCTTCCTTCAACGCCTGCCGGAAGACCGACAATTGCTCTGCGGCCTTAGCCTGATCAATCCCGATAGACAGTTCCGGATGCTCAGCCTTAAGCTCCTCAGCCCCAGCCTCAATCTCTTCAAGGGCAGCCTTAGCCTTACTGTTATCCCCAAGGATCGAAAGCTTGACAGACTTCTCGCCAGCCATTTAACCCGCCTGCCGTTTCTGCTCTTCCAAATACATGTCAATACCGGCGATAAGACCGAAGAAATCTGCCACCTTCAAAGGCTTACTGATATCCACGTGGCACAGGTGAGCCAGGGAAAACCTGTACTCAGCCCACAACTCACCTATGCTCGCGGACTCAAAACGCGCCTGGACGGGAGTAACCCTCAGGCTTTTGGGTCTTCCCCGCCTTCGGGCTTAACCGTCTTAGCGGAACCGAAAGCTTGAAGAAACTTGATCGGCTTGAACTTGACGCGCTCGAGACGAACGCCCGGCTCGCCATTCTGCTTAAGCATCAGCCAGTACACGACCGTCAGCGCGTCCACGCTTCCCTCTGCGACACCCTCAGTCAGGGCCTTGAGGCTCGGCACGCCGAAACGCTCCATAGCCCGAGCCTCATCAGTGTCCATGTCCTCAAGGTCCAGGAGATAGGACTTGCCTTCGTAGGTGATGTCCAGAACAGCCATTGTCGCCCCTCAATGTGTGTAGCCAAACTCTTTGGCCAGTTGCTTAGTTTCCGCATCCCCGTAAGCGTCTGCGGCCTTGGATTGCGTGGCCGCGTTACGTGCGGCATTCGACATGTACGCCCTAAGCGGCTGGGCATACCAGTGCTTCCTGTCACCCCAAAGCGGGTGACGTTCCCGGAACTCGAACGGTGCAGCATTCGGTGCCTCATTACCGGCAGTCATGACCAATGCTTGCTGCTCATCGACTGCTTTCACGAACGTGGCTGCCGGTATTCGCGTAGAAAACTTGGCCGCATTAGCCCGTGCCTTCTCAGCGAATACCGCAGCCGCCGCTAGAACACCATCTCTCGAATTACCCGAACCGCCAGCCGCAACATCACCCGCGTTAGTCGCGTAAACACCCGACTTCTTTGCATACCTGCGTGCACGCTGACGCGCGCTAGCGGAACGAGCCATGGGTTACGAAGCGTCCTCAGTCTGGTAGAAGGCCTGAATCGGGTTGTTCACCTGGTCGTCAAGGCCGGTGAACGGAACCGTCTGAGTCACAACAGCCGGTCCCGAAATCTTCGGTGACTCGCCTTCCAGGAACACCTGTGGAATCAGGACAGAAAACTCAGAATCCGCACCACTCGTGCCAATCTCGGGACCGACGAACGAAAGCTCAAGGGTCGTCGGAGTGTCCGTCGCGAACGCGGAATACATGGCTTCCGAGTTCAGCCACTCAACGACAAACTGGCCCGTAATATCCCGGTAGCCATTGTCAATCGGCTCCGCCTTGAAGCCGTTACTGCCCAAGAAGTAGCGGGACGTGTCCAGCTTCATCGCGTACTTGATCTCGGCGGACTTGATATTTCCTGCAACCGTCTGGTTAGAGACGGTCGTAACACCCGTAGTCGCATCGGTCGTCAGCTGACCGCCCGTGTAAAGCGTTGCCTCACGGAAATGAAAGACGTTGTTGTCCGTGGCCTCATTCCACGTAGCCAGAGCCGGAACAGTCGGGTTCAGCGGAGTGCCCGAACCAAGACCATCATTACCAGTCTCAGGGGCAGAACCAACAGTGCCCGCAAGCTCATTACGCCCGTCAAACGTCAAAGCCAGCGTAGCGATAGCGCCAGTAGTGACACTCAGCGTCCAGTCCGTGACCTTCATGCCCACGTAAGTGAACGGGTTAGGGGCCGAACCATCAACCGAAGGAACACCCTTCTGGAACGTCCCCGAAATGCCCTTCATCGACCCCGGGGCATGCGTCGCAGAATAAGCGCCAGTGTCATCCGTGACAGCCGTCAACTGAGCCGCAGCATTGGCCTTCGACCCGAACATCAGCCACAGAAGAGGATTCAGATACCGGGTCGGCAGATCAACCGTAACGCCACCCGAAACCGTGTAGTTCGTCAGCACACGACGCGCACCACGATTATGCAGACCGCCAGAGTGGATACCCTGACCCTGCACAATGGTCTTCTTGAGCTCAATAGTCTCGCTGTTGAACTCAAGAGGGTAAGCCGTAGTCGAAAGGTCCGCAGCCTGCCCGTACGTACTCTCTGGCGCAAATAGAAGCTGACCGCCAATACCAGAGTTAACAAATACACCCATGCGGGTAACCCCTAACTGGAAAGCGAATTAACCCGCTGGGTACAGCGGATATTGAAATCAAGAGTCGTCGCAGACTGGCCATTAGCATCCGTCTGCGGAGTAACCACGAAATTCCCAACCTGCGCAAACCGCACCGCGCCATTCAGCGTTGGGTTATTGCCGATCGCCGCAGACAGCAGCGCAAACGACCCCATAAGATCCGTGAGCTGAGACGGAAAATCAGGAGAACCACCCGTATACGTCGTCAGCGTGCACACGAGGTTGAAAGTTTCCTCGCGCCTGTACAGCTGTCCGATCTCGGCCGGTTCCTGATCCCCCGTGATCTCCGTAATCTGAAACGTCAACGGCGCGGTATAGCTGGGAAGATCAGCCCCATACCAAATGGTCGTGTCAGCCGGAAAGGCGTCAGTGGCGATCGCAAGCGCCTGCACAAGAGCACCGGGGATCGCAGACGAATTAGGAAGCGTCACACTCATCCGATAATCGGCCTTCTACGATTCGGCTTCAGCAGCTCAATAATCGACTCAGGCACGCCCATGTTGACCGACTCTTCACCCGTAGTGCGTGAATAGTTCTGATCCAGCATTGACGGATTAAAGCCAGCCGACGGCTGCACACTCGTACGCAACTGGGACTGCCGATACCACCAGCCCACAAGCTCACAAAACGCGAGAACCGCATTCTGAGGCATGACCTCGCGGCCCACCACGTAATCAACCCGAATGTTGTTCCGCCCCCACACGAACGGATACAGCACGTTCCCGGGGCCACGGCGAGACACAAGACCCTCTTGCGGAATATCCAGCGAGTAAGCCCAGATCGACAGTGCAGGCTGCGTGTTAACTTCCTGGTCGTCAAGATTCCAGTTGTAGTAACCCCAACCCTCTTGCACGTTCTCTATGTAGAGGACGGGCAGATTACGGAGATAGATTTCAGAACCGCCACCGTCGTAACGCTCGCCCCGAATCGTCTTTTTAACGATGTGGCCTATCTCCCGCTCCACAACCTGTTGTGCCGCAGGCATGAAAACGTCGGTGAGAACCTGGTCGTCAATCGTGTTAGTTTGCGGAATCCGCAGGTACGTTTTCACGTCCGCCAGCTCCGCAATAGCGGTAATCGCCATACGTACCTTCCTTCGTCCGGAGAGGCGCGCGCCCGAGTGAGGCGAATAACCCGGACGCGCGCCCAAAGCCCGCTTAACTCCCGAAGAGGAGAAGCGTCAATCAGCTACCGGACGAAGCGGCAGCGCTAACGGTCACAGCAGCCCGAAGGTCGTTAGACCGGTGGTCGTACCGCATGTAACCGATGTAGCCGATCTGAAGCAGATCGGCGTAACGCTGGTCAAGCCGCAAAATTCCAGCCTGAGTAACGGTACGGAGGATCATCGCAGTCGACAGATGACCGAACACGGGGCCGCCAACACCAGCGGTCGCGCCACCAGGAGTACCGGTAGCCGACAGGGCCGGAATGTTGTTGTCCACAACAACCTCGTAACCCCACAGGGTCGTCGGCGCGCCAGGGGTAAGACCGTCTTGAAGGTTGATCAGCGGACGGCCGTTCTTGTCGGTCTGGCCGCGCATGCCCAGAAGCTGAGCGTCGCTCATGTAGAACTTGGCCCCAAGCGCACGGTACGCAGGGTCAACACACGCGATCATGCTCCGCAGAGTGGACGGAGCCAGGGTGTTGGCAGCCACTTCGGTCACCGCATCTGCACCGTCAAGCACCACATTCGCGCTACCAGTGAGCTGGAACACGCCACCCGAGCCGCCGTCCCCAACCGCAACAGCACCCTTGCCCGACAGGGCCGGGTAAATGCCCAGCGGCTGGCTCGAGCCCGTACCGTTTACGACACTGTTCGCCTGAGCGCGACCCAGCGACTCCGCAACGCGAGCGTTAACGAAGGCGTCAATGTCAAACGCACTGTCGTTCGCAAGCTGCATACTGACCTTCTGCACACCGCTGGTGTACATGTAGGCGCTTAGCGTGCCCTGGCCGAACGTGTAGTCCACGTCCTGAATCTGAGTGTTCTCGTTGCCTGAACCGGACGGAGAAGCGGTGTTGGCGGGCGGGGAAGTCTGCCCACCCACAAGCTGGCCAACAATGCTCGTCGGGTCAGTGGTAGCCCACTGAAGGGACTGCCCGCTTTCGGTCTCCAGCTGCTCAAAATCCCGAGCCATGCCGCCGTAAACCTTCAGCGCAACCTGGAGTCGCTGGAACCAGCCCGGGGGAACCAGGTAACCAGCGCCAGTAGCGCTAGCAGGGTTGAGAGTCCCCTCACCCATCGCACGCAGCTCCGGCGAAACAGCACCCGTGCGCAGATAGGAACGGAACGCTTCCTCGCGCACCTCACCGGTGTTAGCGGGAGCCTCCGGGATGGAGCGCTCATCGCGGAACTTGGCCGCCAGCTCTTCCGCCTGCTCGGCGCTGCGAATGTCAGCTTCCAGGTCGGTAATGGCCTGATTGCGGTTGTCGAACTCGGTACGCTCTTCAACCGTCAGCTTCTCGCCACGGCCGATCTTCTCCAGCATGGGCTTCATGCCTTCATAGGCATTCATGCGCTCCTGCTTGAGCTTCCTAACAGTAGACAAAACGTCCCCTAATGAAATGTGCCCGATGGCACTCGGATTACCTGATAGCGGAAGGTCGCAACCCTGTGAAGTGCCATCGGGCGGCTTCACCAGTACCAGAAAGGTCAGATCGAATACATGCGCTGCATAAGATCCGCAGCAATAACAGCACGCTTAGCGGTTTCCACGTCAACCGAACGCCCGGCGTCGTCATAGTCGTTGCCGTTAGGCTTGTCCGGGTCGGGGATGCCCTTAACGGAGAGAACTTCACCGATGTTGCCGCAAGCGGACTTCACCAGATCAATACCCTGATTCACGGCGGCAGGCAGGCTGTTGCGATCCACGGACGGGTCACAAAACTGCTTCATCGCTTCATCGAGAGAAGCGTCTATGCCCGCGAGAAGCCCGTGGAGCTTGTCCGCGTCCGCGTCATCCATGGCCGCAGCATCACGAGTCTCTTCCGGATCGATAAGACTGTGATCTTCGGAAATCGTGACGCCGAACTTGATCAAGGCAGCCTTGATCTTGTTCTTGACCGACGCTAGCGTGACACCGTTAAGCGGATACTCGGCAGCATTCTTCGGCATGTTGATGTAAGCCCACGCGGCCTTAGCGTGAGTCTTCGTGTCAATCGGGTACTTGCCGTTCTTCTCGTCGGCGTAAGCAACATCCCCGTAAGGCTTGCTGTCCCGAATGTCGTAGCATTCATGCGCCCCGCGAGAATCGTCCAGCTCCCCGCCGCACGAAGTGCAGAAGTTACCAGCCTGTGCGCCGCTAGAGGACATGGACGAACCGCAACCCGAGCAGTAAGCGCCGAACTGGTTAGTCGAACCGCACTCCCCGCACGTCTCCACGTCCGCATAAGTAGCCTTCGGCGCGCGCAGCTCCCGAGCCGCAGCAACCGCGTCACGGGCCGACACGGTACCCAGCGTGGTACCGTACGCGGGAAAAGCGGTAGTGGTCACCTCATGCAACTTCACTTCATCCACAATCCGCTTCGTCCCCTGAACACTGTTGGACGCGCGACCCTCATTATCAAACCAGCGATCTTTAGTGACTTCAAAACCGAAGGACATTCCGAGAATGCCGCGATCCGCAAGCCTCTGAACATCACGCGCATAGCTCGTGTCAACAGGAATCGCCTTGCACCGAAGCCCTTCGTCCGCAACGGGCGTGAGGGTCAGAGAGCCTTCAGTGCCCGCTGGAACGGACATGCGGGCCATCGGCATTGACGTGTCGTGATTGTGAATCAGGACAACGTCCTGTTCTTGAAGAGTCTTCTTGAACGCTCCGGGGCCGATTTCCTCAGTGAACCCGCCACGCTTAAGGTCACCGATGGTCGTTTCCACCCCAAATGGGGTCACGAGCCCCGTCAGTTTGCCGTCACTCACTTCAGCGCTAGACACTGAACGGTATTCAATGGTCATGAGTCGTCGCTATCCTCGTCGCTGGAATCATCATTGCCGGAATCGTCATCGGGCGGCTCTGGCGCTGGCACCGGAGAAGCCCCCGGAGCCGTGAGCACAGGCGGGGTGATCTGCCCGTTAACCGCCTGAGGCACGAGAGGCTGATCAAGCCCGTATTTCGCCGGAAGCGGAGGCATGTTTTCCAGCACCCGTGGCTGCTCGCGGGTCATCCAGCCGCCAGCAATGCCCACGTTGTACGCCTGGAAGCGTTCCAGCATTGAGCCGCGCATGAGCCCGTCAAGATCGAATGCCGCCTTCTCGCCACGGGGAAGGAACTGACGCGCCACGCGCTGTTCAATCCGGTCCGTGTACTGACGCACCGTGTATGTAACAAACCCGACCTGCTGGGTTTCG